GGAAACACCGTGCTTATTTGCGAATATCCGATCGACGACACGGCGGCGGAAGAGCCGAACGCGAAGTTGATTACATGGCGGCTTGCAAAGCGCGCCGCGCGGGACTTCTTGCGCGTTTCCTTTATGCCTTCGGCTATCGTATCGGCGGCGACGCATGGCGGGAAAACCGCCGTCCGCGTCTACGGTAAATATTAAATCACACGAAAGGAGCTATTCAATATGTTCAGCAAGAAAAAGACAGAATGCCGCGTTTGCGGCTATCGCTTCACACCGGAGCGGGAAAACATCTACACGGCGGAAGAACCACGTTCGGCGCTTGAAATGCTTACCGCCGCGCCGACGCGCTTTTCGGCGGTTGATTGCCCGATTTGCGGTTGTCAAATCCGGCTGGCGGATCGTGCGCCGCGCATTGACCTTCCGGCGATTACGGAACAGCACGACGCGGACGCAGAGGAAACGGAGGGCGGCGAAGATGAAGATTAAAAGTATCGCCGCTATCTGCAAAAAGAACAAGAATATTGCGATCTTCGAGCGGTACAGCGACGACGGAGACATATTAACGCAGTACATCGGCGACGGATCGGCGGTTTATCCGGTTGTCGGGCTTCCCCAGCTTGACAAAGAAAGCCTTTTGACGATCTTCGACGTTCCGGAGAAAGACCGCGACAATTACTTCGTGAAAACGCTGGGCGTTCCGGCGGGTATCAGCTTCGAGGACACAGACGAAACGGAAAGACACGTCGAGCGGGAAGGAATTTCGATCATCTATTCCGGACGAACCTTGAAGCCGATCCGCACAACGCGCGGGCTGGTATTCATCGAAAGCCGCTATCTTTCGCCCGTTGCTGACGTGCTGGACGTGCTGGAGCTTTACGAACGCCGCACGGCGGAGGGAGCGCCCTACATCGTCGCGAAGGCGGGCTTCCTGCTTCAAGCGGTGATTATGCCCTATGACGTTATCAATCAGCAGTTCGTGGAGAGCTTGCAGGGCTTAACGCGGGAATGCGAATTTTCCCTTTCTGAAAAGGAGCGCAGGGAACGCGAAGCCCGCGACCGCTTCACATTCACAGAGCCGGAACAATGTTCCTTGAACGTCGATCCGGACACGGGCGAGGTTGTCGAGGAAAGCGAGGTGGCGGACGAATGAACGCGGCGCTTCTATCCTCTAAAAATATGTGCTGGTGTACGCCGCAAGACTTCTTCGACAAGCTGAACGCCGAATTCGGCTTCGTGCTTGATCCGGCGGCGACCGACAAGACGGCGAAATGCTCTTTGTATTACACGCCGGAAACGGACGGGCTTTCGCAAAGCTGGGATCGCGGCGGCGCGGTATTCTGCAATCCGCCTTACGGACGCGAGATCGGCAAGTGGGTTCAAAAGGCTTTCGAGGAAGCGCGGGGGGGGTATCCGATTGTTTTACTTATCCCAGCGCGGACGGATACGGCATATTTTCACGATTACATTTACGGGAAAGCGGAAATCCGCTTCGTGCGCGGGCGGCTACGGTTCACGGACGACGACGGGAACGCCGCCGATCCTGCGCCCTTCCCTTCAATGGTAGTTATCTATAACGGGGAGCGGGTGAAGAATGAATAACCGACAGGAAAAGCCGCCCTTGAAGTGCTTGCTGGGCATTGATCCGGAGAAGGCGCAGAAATGCAAGCCTTCGGAATGCGCTTCTTGCGGCTGGGAAACGGCAGAAGCCGCGCGGCGGCGGGAGTACGTGAAGGAACACGGCTTGACGCTATGCGCTGATGGCTTCCGGCGGCTGATTATTAGGAAGGAGAAAGACATGGCAACACCTTATAAGGAATGCCCGCATTGCGGCGCACATCTTGACAGCGGCGAAAAGTGCGAATGCCGCGCAGAGGAAATCGAAGCGAAGAATTCGCAGAAATACGCTTGCGGGCTTACGGAACAGGACGTTGAAAGCGGCTGGGAATGCCCGCTTGATAATCCGAACGAAACTGTCGAACGTTGCGAAGATTGCGCTTTTGCAAAAGAAACCGATTGAAAGAGAGGGTAAAGACAATGACAATTAACGAGTTTGCGGCAGAGGTTCACAAGAACGCCGTTGAACACGGCTGGTGGGAAGGCGAAAGAACGTTTCCGGAGATCGTGGCGCTTATTCATTCGGAGGTATCCGAAGCGCTGGAGGAATACCGCGACGGGAAGCCGCTTCTTTATTTCCCTTGCAACGCTGGCGGGGTTTGTTGCGAAGAGGACGGAAGCGCGCATTGCGGAAGCCGCCCTTACGATCCGGAAAATCCGAACGCCCGTTGTTCCGCACAGAGCAAGAAGCCCGAAGGGATCGCGGCAGAGCTTGCCGACGTGATTATTCGCGTTCTTGATTATTGCGCGTATGCCGGAATTGACATTGAAAACGTGCTGGAGGTAAAGCACGAATACAACAAAAGCCGCCCGTATCGACACGGCGGCAAGAAGTGTTAATCATGGCGGAGCGGGTGAACCACCCGCCGCATTACAACGCGGGCGGGATTGAGTGTATCGACGCGCTGGAAGCCGCAACAAGCGGGCTTCAAGGTATCGAAGCCTTTTGCACAGCGAACGCGATCAAGTATTTGTGGCGCTGGAAGCTGAAAAACGGTGAAGAGGACTTGCAAAAGGCGGTTTGGTATATCAACAGACTTATTCAACGAGCGGGCGCAGACAGCGCCGCAGGAAAGGAGCTATTCAATATGAAAGAGAACAAACACGGCTTCGAGCCGAAACAGGAATTCACGATGGGCGGGATCGCTTGGACGGTCATTCAGACGGGCGCGGATTGGGTGAAGTGCATTGCTTCCGATTGCGTCGAGGAACGCGCCTTCGATGAAGAGAACAAGAACGACTTTGCCGCTTCTTCCCTTCGCGCCTATCTGAACGGCGAATTCTTGCGCCGTCTGATTAAGGCGGGCGCGCCGGAAGAAATGTTCGAGTATTTCAACATCGACTTGACCGCCGACGACGGCTTGAAGAATTACGGCGGCGATCGCGTCCGGATCGGGCTTATCACTTGCGAGGAATACCGCCTTTTGCGCGGCAACATTCCGGCGCTTCCGGATCGTTGGTGGTGGACAGCTACACCGGACAGCCCGATAAATTCTTTCGTCCGCTTCGTCTTTTCGGACGGCTCTTTGTACTACAGCCTCGCGTCCTACGGCGGCCGGGGCGTTCGCCCGCTTTGCAATCTCAAATCTGAAATCTTGGTATCGTACTTAAACGGCGAGAACGCAGAGGAACAGAAGAAGCGCGCCGAAGCCGTCGATATGATGAAGCATATTGCCGCCGCGTGGGACATCGACGCGGAAGAGGTTTTCGGGAGGGCTGACGAATGACAATGTATCAATTCATGGTGAACGCCTTTTATATGCTTTGCGGCGTTGCTTGCGTCGCCGCTTCCGTTGTGATCGTCTACATCGTTTTGAACGTGCTTTTCAGAGCGCTTCGGAGGGGCGGCGGGAACAATGGCAGATATTAAGATCGACGAAGAATTGCTTTTGCGCGCAGGGCTGGGGATCGGCTACGCGTTCGCGCCATTCTTTCGGGGCATTTTAGAAGGCGTTGAAGATTACACGATCGAACAGGCGGCGCGGGAAATGCAGGAAGAACACGACGCGCAGGAAGCCGAAGAGGGCTTGAAACGTCCGGTTGAAAAAACGCTGATCGGCGATTGCCGGAAGTGCTGGTGCGATCAATGCGCGAAGCTGGAACAATGCGTTCACTTGCGCGAAGGCGCGCTTCCGGACGGGGTACGCCCGTTCCCTTGCGTCGGGTGCGCGGACGGAATGCGCTTCAAGCCTTGCGAAGAAGAACGGTGCGCCGATTTCGAGCAGGGCGCAGGATTTAATAACGGCTGACAAAACAAAAAAAGAGAACGTCCGGTTGCGACGTTCCGGACGTTCTCTTTTCCTCTTACATAGCTGTAAAAGGAGCTATTCAATATTGAAATTATAGCATTTTACGGCGCTTTTGTCAAGGAAGGGCGGCGGGATTATGCAGAGGGTTAAAAGACGTATTTTTTCGGGCGTTGTATGTGAACAGGAAGTTTACACCGTATCCGATCGAACAAACATCAAGAAGGCTGAACCGCGCCAGCGCTTCAAGGACGACGAAGAGCGCGCGCAACACCGGATCGGCATATCAAAGCGGAAACACCAGCGGCTGGTTAATGAAAACTTTTCGCCGCTTTCCTTATATAGTACGCTGACGTTCGACGACGACAGCGAAGTTCATACATTCAGCGAAGCGCGCAGAATACGCGACAATTACTTCCGGCGGCTTCAAAGGGCTTGTCCAGACGCGAAGATCATTATTTACATGGGGCGCGGCAAGTCTACGAACCGAATTCATTTTCACATGATTTCGGACGGCATACCGGAAGAAACGATCAGCGGCAAGTGGAACGACGGATCAGTAATCCATATTCGGCACTTGCGCGAACACAATTATTATAACGGCGTTGACTACGGGCAGGATTACACAGGGCTTGCGGATTACCTCTTCAACCATTGGACACCGGAACAGGGCGGACACCGTTGGAAGGCGACGCGCAATCTTCGCCAGCCGGAGAAGGAAGCGCCGACGCTTGCGCTTCGGACGTATACGGAAAAGAAAGCACCGATCGCGCCGAAGGGTTACAAGCTGGTGGAAGCCCGCGCGACGAAGTGGGGCTACATATATTATAAATATGTACGCGAACCGGAGAAACCGAAACGCCGGAAGAAACGCGAATAGCGGGAACGCCCGAAGGGGCGCAATAAAAAGCCTTGTAAATGTGTAAAGTTTTACGACCAGCGCTTTCCCTTCCGGAAGATTGATTTTATTTATTCCCCGTCGCCCGCTTTTCAGAGATCACGAACGCGCGCATTGTCAAGGGTGCGAAGCACGGCGAAGCCGCTTGCCCTTGATAATGAAAGCGCGGGAGTGATAAAAGCGGGAAGGCGGCGGGGATATAAAATCAATCGTGAAGGAACGGTTCAGAACACGGATCGAGGAAGCCCGCCGGATCGCCGATAGATTTATTCCTTTAAGCCCGTTCCCCCCAGCGGGGGGCGGAGGGGGGAGAAAAAGAAAGAAGGTGAACAACGTATGCTTGAATTGAACAAGCTGTATAACATGGACTGTATGCAGGGAATGAAAGAGTTTCCGGACGGCTTCTTCGATCTTGCGATCGTTGATCCGCCTTACGGTATCGGCATAGACGGACAGAAGAAGCGCGTATGCGGAAATCCAAAGCATAACCGGAAAGAGCATATCCGGAAAAGCTGGGACAAGGCTATTCCGCCGCCCGAATACTTCCGCGAATTGGAACGCGTTTCAAAAGCGCAAGTGATATGGGGCGGAAATTACTTCGTTCCGTACCTTGAACAAGGACATAAAGGCTGGCTTGTATGGGACAAGGGGCAACACGGCTTGACAATGAGCGATTGCGAATTAGCATATACCAGCTTCGACACGCCGACGCGCGTTTTTGTCTGCAATCGCGTTGAATTGCTGAACGACGGGACAATTCACCCGACACAAAAGCCCGTGAAGCTGTATTCGTGGGTTCTTTCCCTCTTCGCCCGAAAAGGTATGAAGATATTGGACACACACGCCGGAAGCGGAAGTTCCTTGATCGCTTGCTATCGTCAAGGCGGGCTTGATTTCGTCGGCTTTGAGATCGACGAAGATTATTGCCGCGCGGCAAATGAACGGCTGGAACAGGAACAAGCACAAATCCGGCTCTTTGATCTCTTGGAGCAGGAAGAACGGAAAGCGCAAGCAACGCTTTTTACGAAATGAAGGGAGGAAACACAATGCAGGAAAAAAGGACGCTATATCTTGCCGGAAAGATCACGGGCGATCCGTATTATTTCACGAAGTTTTACAACGCGCAAAAGAAGCTGGAGGAAGGCGGCTTCATCGTCGTAAATCCGGCGCTTCTTCCGGCGGAGGGCTTCACGTGGGAAGCCTATATGCGTATGTCCGGCGCTATGCTTGCAGAGTGCGCCGAAGTCTGTTTTCTTCCGGACTGGAAAGAGAGCAAAGGCGCGAAATATGAATTCGGCGAAGCAATGGCGCAGAACAAGCCGTTTTTCTTCTTCGCTGATTGGGAACGGGAGGGATCACAGAATGCAGAAAAATAAAATGCCCGTTCCGACGGAAGCGCAAGAGCAAATGACGCTGTTTTCGTGGGCGGCTATGCAAAGCGGGAAAT